GAAAATGAATCTGAATTTGGTTAGTAACCTGTTCAGCTATATAACGACTGTCATGCTGGAAAGATACAATGCCTTGTTTATATCCACCGTACCAACCGTATAAAGCTCCGATCCCTGTAAGCGTTAGTATACGTCCATCATTTGAGATACCTAAAACAGTTTCGTTTGATGTAAATGAAGCAGGATTAATCCCACAAGTTTCCCCCTTAAAAACATTATTACATAATGACTGAACAAAAACTCTTGGAACTTTGTTATTTAATTCAGAAATAGATGATACGCATTCAACCGTACCAACCTGTCCGTTTACAGTAAATGAATTTATCCTTCCATAAAAAACTAATGCGCTTTGAGACATATCTGCAAAATAATATTTTCGTATCTCTACACTTACAGGCAAAACAGGATACGCAAGAATATATTCCATAAAGAAAGTAGTGATCGGCGCTTGTACGCTACATCGTATGACACCCTCAGTTAAATCTTTACTAAATGACCCACGTTTTATAGGTACTGCCGTATACGTTTTAGCGTCAACGATTACGTCCTCATTATGCGAGGTAAAAGTATACGTAAATTCCTCACTTGTAAATTTATATATTTCAAAACTGTCTCCCTGTTCTGTTGCTTCTTCTCTTAATTGAAAATTCATTATGACTCCGATTCCAGTTCATATTCGTTTGTTAATTCAAGAAATGATAATTCAATTGAACTGGTACTATCCGTTGAATATTTTAATTCCAAACTATCATCGGTAAATCTTACTAAAAGTAAACGACTGAAATATTTAATATCATCCTGCGTTATATCTCTATCTATTGTACCGTCTAAAATTAAATCTTCCGTTAATCCATTCTGGAGAACTGCTGTCACTTTCCTTGAAATTTGATATCCATTTTTAAGCTCTATAAAAATTCGTTCATAACCTCTATCAACTAAATGGAATCCAACATTTCTAATAGATATAATTCCATCACCTGTAGAGATACTGCTTGATAGAGTATACATATTTTTCCAGAGTGGTATCCAAAATCGTTTATGTTTTCCACGATGATTAGTAAAGAAGCTTGTTATATAATGTTCATCTGCTCTTGTTAGATTTGTAAACCTATACGTTAAATTAAAAGCAGCATCTTGTCCTAATCTGTAAATCTCTGATACTGTATTTACAAACTCCGTGATCTCTCTATTAAAATCAAAATTATTTGCTTGGGCATTAAGCCAGTTTGGCTTCATTAAAAATCTGTCAGTGGTTCTGGATAACCCGCCCCAACTATCTGTTATAAGTATAGGTGTAGGAATTGGCGGTGCTAAAAAAAGGTATGAATATGCTTCAACTCCTCTATCCCAATTCGCAAGAAAAACAATATGATTAACGGTATCGGCATAAGCGCCATACGCAACGCCACCTTGGTCATCATCATCAACATAAGTACAAATACCAGCATCAGTATAGTTATATGTATAAATACCAATTTGATCTAAAGCTAAAAAGATAATATGTGAATAAGTATCAATACTAATACCATACCTTCCACTCCCTAAAGGTGTATCATAATTAGCAAGCCATGTAAGGTTGCCGTTTACATCATAAGAATACACATCCAGGCATCTATCTCCATTCAATAAAAATAATAATTTATGCGTAGTATCTACAGTACCCCCTTGTGCAGTACCTCCCTGATCATCATGGTCAACATGAGTTAAATTACCAGCAGCATCATATTTGTATGTATGAACTCCATCAGTTTGCGTTGCTAAAAATACTATATGATTTGCCGTATCTACACAAACTCCATAAGCATCACCGCCTGGATTGTCTTGACTTCCGAATCCTGGAAAAGTTAAATTACCAGCATTATCATAAGAAAAAACATATAACCCGCGAGTACTGCTTACTGCAACAAATATTAATCTATGATCAATATCAATATCAATACCTTTAGCTACCGCATACGGGAACCATATCATTGGTGGATTCGCATCACTCCAATTCAAAAAAGTTAAATTACCTACAGCATCATAAGAGTAAGATTGAACCGTTCCCCTTGGTTGCAATCCAATCTTTATATTAGCAGCTTCAAAAACTAACATTCTGGTATAATCAACGGCAACGCCAAGGGATAACCCGCTCCTATATTGATTGTCTCTATGTGTAAGTATCCCGCCTGTCGTATAAGTATACGAATCAAGTCCTCCTGCTTCGTGACATAAGAACATTACTTTTTTATAAGGATCAACGCCACAATTGTTTCCTACACCTATTCCACCAGGATCATCATTGTCTTTCCATGTTAATTCACCGTAAGCCATTATTCAACGTACTCCGTAAATTCCAGTTCAATTTTTGTCATCGTATCTGTAATATCTTTAAAATCTTTATTAGATAAATAACAAGAAAACAATGGATAAATTATTGTAGTATTCCCAATAAAATTTTGAGTAACCGGAGAAGTAATATTAATAGTATCTGCGGTCAAACTATCAATTGTTAAGACTTCAGTATCAAGTGTTTTTCTTTTATCAATTAATACTATATAATTTGTATAATTATTTAAGTTAAAGTAATATGAAATATTATTTACAAGTAAAGATGTACGACCTAATAAAGAATCATTTATAGATAAGAGAACTGGTTCAGTATATATCGGAGTTACTATATTTCTTGCTTTTAGATAAATAAGATAATTAAGAATCGTTGTCCCTTTTTGATTAGTTGTAATTATATAATTAAGTTTTCTTTGTGGTTTTACTATAAGAGCTTTTCGCTGTTCTAATTTTCTACGAGTGAGTGAAATTACTGTTCTAAAATTATATGACAGGTTTACAGAGTATATCCAATTCGGAATAATATAACAAAATATATTACGAATATCGCTACCTGATACATCATTTACATTAAGATTTCCAATTGTCATTATACTCTCAATGTTCTTTTTATTTGATATGCATTATCGCTAATAACATTCATAATCATTCCTTGGCCTTGTTTTGTATTCAGATATTGTCCTATAAGAGAAGGATCAACAATATTAGTAATTAACAAAGGCATATCTCTTTCAACTCCACTACCCGTAGCAAGTCCACCTTCCTGGAAATTACCAGAAGGCATACGAGGAGTTAAACCAGTGTATCCTGTAAGTAAACTTTTAGGGATTGATCTGCGCCTAATCGCTTCCATTATTCCTGTTCCATAATAATCAACGGAAGGTACAGGCTGGACAAATTCTCTATTTGTTAAGTTCGCCCTAATCTTATCACGCCCTTCCTGTCCGTGAACCTGTCCACCTTCAGCAAAACCAGTAATAGTGGAGGCAGCTATTGCTCCAATATTCGCTCCCATAGCAATAGCAGCGGCAACTTTAGCAAATCCACTATATGCTCCTAATTGAGAATCAATCTTTAGTAAAGCTAAATTATAATTAACGATTGCTTCTGCAAGTGCTGCTGCTTTACTTATTAGAAAAAATGCTTTTAATTTTTTTCCACTTTGTTCGTATAATTGACTAAATGCCGAACTGATATTACTGAAAGAGGATGAGAGCATCTGGAATCTTTTTTCCTCTAATCTTCGTTCTTGTTCAAGTTGTAATTTTTTTAATTCCAATTCCCATAATGATCGTGCTTTCATTAAGGCTTTTATATAATCATCTTTTTGAAGCTCTAATGCTTTAATTGCTTCAAACTCTTTTCGTTGCTTCTCTTGTAAATCAGCAATCTCTTGGGCATCTTCTGCTCTTTTATCTACTCGTTTTTCAATACCTGCTACTATATCATTGACTTCTTTTTGTTTTTCTGCGTATGTTTCTAAAGTTTCCGTTTTCTCTTTTTGTAATTTTATTAATTCCGTTTCCGTTTGAATTGCTAATACTTGGATCTCTTGTCTTATTTTTTCTTGATCAGCGACATCTTTAGTTTTTCGTAAAAGGTCTGCTAATACTCTGGACTCCTCTGTGTATACTTCCTCGATTAATGCTTTCCTGGAATCAAAGTATTCATCAACTGTTATCTTATTATCATCAAAAGTATTTTTTAGTAAAAGTAAAGCTTGGACAACTTCTGCATTAAAAACTTTTAATGACTCTGCCGTAGCTTTTAATTTAGTTGTGTTTAATAATGATTCTTCATCTACTGGTTTATTTAATGTTTTTAATCCATCCCTGTAATCAGCAACTAATTCAAGAATTGCATCATCAACTATTGTTAATTGCTGATTCAGAAATTTAAGAGTTCCGGTTGTTTTAAACTCTTCTTTTTTTCCTTCATTCGCTTCTTTTACTAATTGAATTTGTTCTTTATATTTTTGATTTGTTTCATCTCTTATTTTGTTAAGAGCTTTTAATTTATCTTCAAACGTTCCAGTTGCATCAGTTACGTCTTTTACTCTATACATTAAATCAATAGTATCGGAAGAGTATCCTTGTAAGATAAGGCTTGTTTCTTGTAAAGCTCTCGTTATTGCTCGTATACCACTAAGGACTACTGGTGCAAATGCAGATGCTAATGAAATTTTTAAATCATCAACTGCATTCGTTAGCAACTTAGTTTGATTAATAGGGGAATCTTTCATTATATTATAAGCAGTCTGCATTGATCCTGAAGCTCTACTCATTTCATCCATTGTTTCTACAAGAGTATCAAAATTTTGAGTAAGGGCAAAAACTGCTTTTGAAGAACGCTCATCTGGGATAATCTCCCGCATACCTTTTAAGTCAAGCCCTTTATCTTTTATTTGTTTTAGAGTAGGAATCCAACCTTTCCATTCAATACCAAGTTTTTTCATAGCGTCTGCTGATTCACCCGTAGGAGCGGCAAGTTTTACAAGACCTGCTCTCATAGCAGTCACTGCCGTTGCTGCATCAAATCCACCTTTTGTCATTGTAGCTAATGATCCAAGTATATCTTCAATACCTACATTAGCAGCACGGGCAGAAGGGAGGACTTGTCCGATTGACCCAGCAATTTCTTCAAAAGTTATAACGCCTTTTTTAATAGTTTGAAAAAGTAAATCGTATATGTTTCCAAGTTCCCCTATACCTTTTCCGTACGCATTAATAATAGCCAATCCAGTTTTTGCTGCTGTCTTTGTATTCGTTACACCAGCGACTGCCGCCTTTGCAGAGAGTTCCAAAACTTTAGTGGACTTACCTACCTCCACCCCAGCGGATACAATGTCATACAGGGCATTAGCAAGCTCTGTAGCGGATTGTGGTACACGCCTTGTCATATCACGAATTGTACTATTTAACTTTTCAAAAGATTTATTACTTATATCAAGGAGTGTTCTAACTTCAAGCATCTTATGTGTAAATTGAGCAAATGGCCCAATAAGATTTTTGATCGCAATAGCTACTCCGGCAATCGCTGCGGTATAAAGTAACCAATTACTTTTTAAATCTGCTAAAGTATTCTTTTGTTTTTTAGCAAATTTATTTGTTTCCTGATCTGCAATCCCAAATTCTTTTTTGAGATTTTTAACCTGTCCTTCAAGCGTTATTATTAGTTTCGCTATTTCTTTTTCAGTAGCCATTGGAACGCCCTTTTTAATTTTGAAGCATCTTTTTTAGTTACGGTTTTTGTTTTCTTTTGTAAAGATGGTTCACTCATTATATATGATTTAAAATCCTTTACCTTTGCAGTGGTTGCCATTTTCATAGCAATAGCAAATTCTTTATACATATCTTTATAATTTAATACGGCTGCTTCCTGAAATTTAAAAATCTGTTCAGTCGTATAATCATAAAGGACATCTTTAAGACTATGTCCACGGGATACTAAAAACTCAATGGCCCGAATTAATTTATCTGAGTGGTTAGACTCTTTATCAGACTTTTCATCGGGCCGAATGAGTTTTTTAAGTATGCAACATTCTGAGTAGTAATTGTCAAAAGTAAAGCAATCACAGAATTAAGTGGAAGCTCTTTTACTTTTGCAATATCCTCTTTTAGAGTTATACTCAAAATGGTTGAAACTTCTGGAAGAATTGACAAGATAACCTTTGGAACTTCTTTTTCAATATTCTCTAAAGTAATCCCTTTATTAATAAAGGTTATAGTTACCCTCTCCAAACAAGGTGTCAACTCTTCCATAGTTCCAAGGGACCATGGCTTAACCTTAAACCCTTCAACATCCATTTCTGGAAATAGAACATTTTTTGATGTGGTCATATAATTTTAACTTTCCTCGGCAGTATCGCCTTCAATATCAATTACCATTCCATAACGATCATTCGGATGATTAGTTGAATCATCCAGTGCTTCAAAAGAAAATTCTATCTGCGCCCATTCGTCAGATATAAAATTGATATCACCGCCTGCAGTTAGCTTTACATGCCAGAGTACAACTTCATAATCAAAGCCAAAATCTGCATTACCAACAAAGCGTAATAGACCTTCCATAACAGGACGGGAGGCAGGAGATACATAAGGATAGGAAGCCTGGTTATAGGTGTAGTCTATTAGCAAAGCTTCACCCTCTGCAATATTTCCACCGTTTACAAAGAAGATACGGCCAACAGTTGCATCAACTATATAATCAGTGGTTAAGGTATATATTACTAATCCAGTTGCGTTAGTAACAACAACCGTTGCTGCAGTGAGTTTACGGTAATCAAGTTTAACCCACTTACCTAATCGGGCAACGACCTCTTCATCGTTTACGTTTCCATCTCCTTGGTTCAGATATTCTACATCTTCACCAAAAAGAGCAAGACAGAGATTCTCAATATTTATTTCATCAAGCGTAAACTTTCCATTGAGATTCGCTGCAATAATTGCAGAAGCATCTTTTAGTTTAACACCTTCCATTGAACTATAATGTTCCAATAATTCATTCTCCGGTGTTAAGGCAAAAGATGGATCATTCCCTAAATCAAGTTCTCCGGTTGAATTACTATCACTATCCAACCTGTCAAAATAAACTTTCCCTTTACCTACCAGATAGTTAAGGGTATTTGGTGCATTTTCCGACATAACGTTCCTCCTTAAGATTAATAGTTAGCTTGGGAAAAACCGTTTCCCCAAACAGTTAAATAACTAATTGCATATTGCATTTTAACAACGCCAAGTCCTTCCTGAGGAAATTGATAATCAGGTGGATTTTTTGTTATCTTTTGTATATACTTTGCCAATCCATTTATTTTATCTCCGCAACTTGTAAAGATTGCCTGATGAACTAAAGCTTCCAATAGTTCTCCTTGTGTACTTAACTTCTCTACATCTTCCGAAACTTCATACCATACTTCAATATTTATATTTACATCATGCCGCTCAAGTCTATTTCTATTTTCCCAGTTTGTTGGTTCTAAATAAATTAATACAGCGGGATACATCATAAGTTCAAAGATAGTAGATACGAAAGGAAAAGTATGCACCTCTTCAATATCAGATATAGTATTAACAGCAATATCAATTTTGTTTTTTATTTCTGTAATAATAGGAACACTGCTCATATCTTTGCCAATTCCCTTTCAACTGTTTTATCTTTATTAAGCTCACTTTGTACCCAGTTTAATAATACTCGTGTACTTATTCTAACAGGAATAGTTACTTGTTTTTTTAATACAAATAATGGGACAATTTTTCCATGCGCTTGTCCTGCTTTTGCTCCTCTTTGATAAACTGATTTTCCAAATATAATTAAGTTTCCTGCTTTACTTTTCGCTATAAATGTTTCACCAAAGATTCCAGTATCTAATGGCCTTCCTCTACTTACGCCTGCTGCTGTTTGTGCTGCTGAAAGAGGTATAGCCAAATACTGTTTATTCTTTGGGCGTATTATTTTTTTATCACCAGCTTTTCCAATATGTACTCCAGCGTATTTAGTTCCGAATTGAACGCCAGCCCTATAATTTCCTTCTACTTCTTTTACGGGTAATGGTTTTGTAGATGCTTCTAATTTCCCTGACCGTGATCTTAATTTATTCGCTGATGTCCCACCTTGTAAATAATTTTCACGTATATGACTTGCCCAAAGAAAACTATATTTCTGCATTAACAATTGTAAAGCTGCTTCCGCAGACTTAACCGCTTTTTTTAATTGATCCTTAGTTCTTTTAACTCCTTTAATATCGCTCATCGTAATCATCCCCGTATACATCTTCAAGAGTTAACTGATCAGTCACGACTGGTGGCAGTGCTAATAGATTATGGCTTTTATAATAATTAGCTTCATCCACCGTTACGATATCGGTTGTTCCATCTAAAAATTCAACTTCAACCAGGTCTGCCATAATTTATCTCCTAACCTAATGTAAAGTGCCTGTGCCTATCTAAAACTTTCTTTACAGATGGAAGCCATTCATCAACTTCAAACTTATTAACACTTCCATCTGGGAAACTTGTAGATGCTAATCCAGGATCGGCTTTTCTTCTATAATCAAAATTGATTTGTTTACATAAATGAAATTGTAAAACACTTGGAAGAGTAGCAGCGCTTATTATATCATCATCATCCAGCATATCAATAGCACTTGCAATAACTCCATTAATATACACCTGTATATCTGCATCCTGTTTGGTATCTGGAATATTTAAATATCCTTTACTTTTCATTAATGTTAAAGTAATTGTTACGGGCATTAGATACTCTCCTTTATTATTTGTAAAAGCGTTGCCGCTCTATTATCATAAGTATGGTTTTTAATTACATGAGTATATCCTGCTTCAGCTATTTCATTTAACTGTTTTGGATATTTTAATAAACTCTTTATTTTCTGGCAGCAATCCTCAAAACTATTATATACTACAAGATGTTTTCCTATAGTAAATAAATCTTTTAACCTGTCAGTATTATTTGTTAAAAGTAATGTTTTACACCCTAAAGTTTCAAACGTTCTATAATTTATATCCTTACTATAGTTTTTATTGAAATGTATTTTATAAGAACAAATTGCTTTTACCATATCTTGCCCTATAACAAAAATATCTTTTTTTAATTTAAACTTTACACTAAGTAAATCAATCCATTTTTTTCGATTAACATAATTACCACAAAAACCAAGGTCATGCATTTTTATTGTCTTTACAGGTGTAATCAAATCTATTGGGTAACAATTAGGGAACCATAATGATTTTCTTCCGTTTCCTTTAAAATGTTTTACATAAGAATGCGTTGAATTTAAAGCAATATTTATTTTATTTTTATTAGCTGTAAGTATATGCCGTTTACAATTAATATGCGCATCAACTATCCAGTATAGTTTTAATTTTTTTACGGACGCCATATCTGGAATCCAACCACCCTTTGGATAATTCTCAATAAGAAAAGCAACATCACATGCTTCAATCATTTTATTAAAAGGTGTTATAAAATTATCATAACCTTTCCCCCAGACAATTGCTTCAACATCAGGAAGTTTATTCAAAGCTCTTTTTAAACATAGAGCTTCACGAAATTCCCTATTCTGGGGATGCCCACCTTTAGATTGTATTAATACTATTCTCATTCGTTAATCCAAATAGTTGTTTCCCATTTACAACTGGGAATACTTTTAATAACAGGTGATTTATAATACAGATTAAAATGACTATTCAATAAATCAATTCCTTTTTTATATCTTTCCCTTTCACTGTTATCCAATATTATTAATCCACCATCTTTCACTTTATCTTCAATCTGTTGTATACAATGAACTCTATTCCTTCCATCAATTATTACACAATCAAATTGTCCTTCAGGTTTATGAATACCATATACATAAGGGCAAACTTTGCCACGTATTAATTTTCTATAATACAAAGTACAGTTTTCTTTTATCTCTCTTTTTATCA